CCTCTTTGGGTAGATCATCGTTATCAGGTAAAGGTAGTAATTTTTTCTTTGTTTCAATATTAACTATACTATCACGAATAAAAGTGGGTATGGAAAGCGTAAGTTTAATATTATCTTCACTAATTTCAGCTGCCTTTAACTCCACGGGGAGAGGAATATTATTAGTGAGTACAAATGTGAGATCTTGCTTATTTTCGTCTTTTCCGTAAATCGGTGATAGAGATAAAACGCGCAAGCATGCAGCTATATAGCTGCGATCAGTTAGTAAAAATTCTACTTTTTCTTGACAATTTTCTTTTAAAATCGAATTTAATAAAAGCGAGAAAGATAAACCTGCAGATGTTTTTTCTAATGCGCTTTTTACAGCATCTTTCTGTTGCTTGGTGTTAAGCCCTTTAAATTTAACCTTACGATTCAGAGAAGGTACAAATATTTCGTAACTTTTAGTAAGACTATCTAATGAATTAAGAGCGCTGGATAATTTCTCCATAAAGCTATTTATTTACAGCTAACGGGTTTTCAAGCCCTTTGGTTTGCTCTTCTTTTAAGCTCTTTATCTCTGTCTCATATATATTAACTAAAACTAAATTTTCGGCCAACGTATTTTTGTCGATATATTCAGGACTGTAAAATATTTTACTTACTAAAACATATTGAAGCTCGATAATGCTTTTTAAATTAGCAGTAAAAAGCGCTTTTAAAATCTCCAAAAGCGAAAGGTTATAGGGAGATAATGAAATTTTAGTATCTTGTTGTATGCCAATATCTAAAATTAAAGATCTAAATTCTTCAGTCATTTTATCGCTAAATTTCTTTAGGTGGGTCATTACTTCTGCGGGCAGCATTTCTAGTAAATCGTTTCTGTTTGGTGGATATACAATTTCTTTCTTATTAAAAAAGACTTTTGAAATAGAATCATGAAGAACGTCAAAAATCGTTTCAAAATTTAATACTTTTGGTAATGTCAATTGTATATCCAGATTATCTATAGTAATTGTTTCAGTAAAGTCTGTCTTAAAATCAATACACTTTTGTAAAAAGGGTAATATAGATGCTTTATTGTTGGTTATACCGCTTTTAAACTCAATATCAGGAGAAATGCATATACAACGCAATAAGAGAAGTGCGCAAAATTTATCGAAACTTGTAAAACTATTAAAATCTTCACTATCAACAAGACATTCTTTAAGAATCCCATCAAAATAATCTGCAATATGCTGATTGTTGTTGTTAATTAAAAATTTATTAATGGTCTTGTAATGTCCGAAAGATAATTCTCTTATCTTGACATTTCTTTTTTGAGTAGGTATGTAAAAATTTATGTAAAATGACATTATAAAAAGCCTAAGGGATTAATACTACCAATTCCGTTCTGGAAGCTTGTAACCCTTGGAATAGATCCATTGCTTATTCTATTCACAATATCAGCAATAGGCAAGTAAAGATTGTTTTCAACAGTATAATTGGAGTATGTCCAGCGAGTTTGATATGTTATAAGTCTCTCATCAGTATAATCTAAGGACTGTTCGCTGACTTGATAGGGCATACAATTAAAAAAGCTGAATACTTTTCTAGGTATCATGGAGATACCGTTAAAAGTACGGGTATATTGTAACAGAGTCATATTTACTTTCATATTACGAAAATCTTTTTTACCATTAACGTCGCCAGGACGTGCGGTCATTCCAAAATGTGACCCCAGAATGACCCAAGGGCGGATAACGAAGTCGATAAAGGATGTATTTGTTTCTTTAAAATCAATTACAAGGGAAGGTGGTTCTGTATTTCTCCCACCCCCGAGTATACCGGGTAAAAATCCGCGATTATTATCAACGGAAGCGCTTTTAATATCAAATTGTTCTGTTGGAATTGTAATTTCATGAGCGAACAAGCATCCCACAATTTTTTGAAGCGGAAAACTCTTTAATATATTAACTGCTGTATCTACATTAAACCCTTTTTTACTTCCATCTACTCGTTCTAAGCCTTGTAATATGCTTGTTCTAATAGCCGGTGGGTATCTATCAATAACTATAATCCACTGCGTAGAATTAGGAATCGCTGTAAACCAAGACTCCATTTGTACGAGAAAATAGTCGCGAGGACTAATTAAAGGTACACCGGGAATATTAAATCCAAATAAGCTGGATACTTGTGGAGCAAACGCGGGGTTGGTACCATCTACCAATCCAGTAAAATTATTACCTAAGGAATTAAGAGCATCAGTGAACGGATTATTCACTTAATTATTTAATGGAGCGTCTAATTATCCGATGTTACGCCAGTAATGATATGATACAGTAGCAGTAAATTCGATTGTTTCGCCGGTACCGGTAGCAATATTGTATTGAATAGGGCCAACGTTTCTTACAGAAACGCCTACTAATTGATACTGTGCAATTTTATTAAGTTGATTGTCGAGCTGTACGAGGTCAATGATAGCTGTTTGTTTTGGTGCAAAGTAATTTCCGGTTGATGTACCGTCGTTAAAGATATCCTGCGACCACTGTTCAAATTTTTGACGGATTTGTGAATTTGCATCTGCATAGAATGTTAAATCATAAGCATCGCTACCAGGATACTGTGATACACCGGGAAGATTGAAGTTTAGACCCATATAAGGTACTTCTACATTTTTAATAGAACGGGCAGGTAGAGTAGCGGTCTTTACGTAAACGAGGTCATCTTGATCAAATGTAACGGTACTTGCGCCGCCAGTATTAATTGATAATACTCTGAAGTTAAAATCACGCGCAAACTCACGATTTGATGCTACTCTGTAGAAGTCGGTAATAAGTTGATTTACGTCTGCCATAAAATTATTTATCCGTTAGGTTACAATCTCCTGGAAAGTTGTACCTGTTCTTGTGCAGTAAAAATTACAGAGGATATACTCTGCGGCTCTTACTGGCTTGACATAGATATCAACGACTATTGTATTATCATCGATGACAGCTGGTGTATTATTTCTTTCATCACAAATTAAGAGATAATCGTATATACCTTGTGTATTTTTAGCATTATCAAATATTGGTGTTAAGCTATTAATAATCTGTGTACGGGTAAACAATGTATTCGGTTCAAATAAGAAATACTTAACTGTATCTCTTGTTGATGTTTCTAAACTTAGGAATAACCTGCGTACATTAATACGATCAAATGCGCTTGGTATTTTTTGTAGTGTTTTTTGACCGAAGATCACATAACCTTCAGAAGGGAAAAACGCAACAGGGTTAAGACTGATTTTGTATATATTGTCACGATTTTTCTGCTTAGGATAAACTCCGAGATCTGAGACTCCTGTTAGCACGCCACGGGTAAATCCTGCAGGAGCGAACCATGGTTGGAAGTTATTATCGGTATTAGCCATTGCAGCTGCAGCAAACCCAGAAAAAGGAACCCAAATTTGCTGGTTTGTTCCTATATCAGCTACTTTAACAATATTTGCAAAAGCACAGGCATAGCTAGTATTAATAGCAGCAAATTGATTTCTTAATGGCCAGTAAATATTGGTTGAAAACGATGTATTTGGTTGATCTAAAGTCTTGACATTAGCGCCTTGTACAAATATATTTGTTAATGCATCGGCAATAAACATATGGTCTTTTCGTGACTCTGCTAAACCTAGAAAAGCATTTGCTACAGCCGTATATCTAACTGCAGGAGCGGGAGCTGTAGGTGGATTTTGAATAGTCAGTGCATCAACAAGTGATTTATAGGGGACAGTATCGTCGAAATAACCATAAGTTGATGGGTTAAATGAATTGGCGTAAATTGTTCCCAAGCCAGCCTCAGTGGTAATTGTTAGAGGAAATAGATCAACATTACTCATCTTTTCCGCAGCTAGAGTTACTTTAGCAGGTACATTACCGATGACTTTTGTTGAGAGATCTTGGTTACTATAATCTCCTAATGCAAAAAGAGAGTTTGTCTGGCCGTAAATACCAGCTGCTCCGATAACAATTGCTGAAGGCGCTCCAACACGAGTTAGATATTCGTTATATGTTTCACCATTTAGAGGTGTAACGAGCTGCTGACTTAAAAAGCGAACTTTTTTAGTAGGTGCTCCAGACATATTTAACCATGTTGTACTATTTTTATTAGAAATATAAGGGTTAATAATTGTTGTAATATTGGTTGAAGCTTGATCAGCTATTTCTACGAAAAAGCTAATAGCAGGACCACCATTTTCGCTATTAATTTGTCTATTAGCATCTAACGAGCCAGTATAACCTTCTTGTAAGATATAGTCTAAAGCGATAGTATCGGGAGAGAAGACAGACTGTCTTAATTTAAATACACCCATTATAATTGTATCATCGTATCTATCGGATGATATATCAAAAGATGCAATGTTTTCAAGAACTTCGGAAACGCTACCTTGTAGAGCTCCTGAATCGGCAGAAAGAGTAAAGTTTAACCTCACATCAGGTACTTCAACATAAGCACCTTCAGTAAAGAACTCGCTGTTTGATATGGATGCGGCTTCAGAATTAATTGAAAGTACAGAATTAATATCGTTAAACGGTGTTGCAGGGTTTAAATTAGTATTATCAATTATACCAAGGTATGTTCCTTCAAATTTGGAGTTAATTGTTGATTGTGCTTTATTGAGAACTATCATACCAGCTGCGCTTAATGTGCCAAGATCTGTAAAATATACAACTCCTTGTGTATCAGTAGCCCACGTAAAGGCATCGCCCCTGAGTAATGAAAGATATTGACCTTGTGTAAGTTTAAGATGTGTTGGTGATCCGAATAAATATACACTATCGGAGGGCGTTAAGCTCGTACCGAGAACGTCTTGCGAAGGGCTATATGTTCCAACTGGATAAACTAATGCGCTATATTCATCACTTGTATCTAGCCCTGTACCTTCACCATAAGGAAGACGGTATACAAGAACACTTGCAGGTGACTGTAAGACAGCCTTAACAGTGTGATAAAAGTAGCGTTCTGCAGAATTTGTAGGTGTACCGAAGATTGATTCAAATTCTGAAATTGATGTTACACTAATTGGCTCTGAGCTGGGTCCATTTGCTGCAAAACCAGGGATAAATACTGTTGTTGCTGGTGAGCCAACATTTCTTATCGATAGATCAAATTCATTAATTTCAACACCAGGGCTTTGGATTGTGCGTGCCATATAAAGTATTTATGTTTTTTGAGATAAAACTTTTAATTTTTTTACAAACTATCTACAGTTTCCACTAAAGAGACTAATAATTTAGAATAATTAAATGTAAAAGAGGTCTCAATTTCACCGCCATCGCGGTTATTAAAATCAATACCACCTAAAGAAGTAGGAAAGGCATTATTGTATACAAACTCAACAACTCTTTTATCATATTCATCTAATGCAAAAATAGATATGTCCGCTGCATATTTTAAATTATTTGTTTTTGCAGTGGCTAATATATTCTCGTTATCTACTAAGCCTGTTTTACTATCGTTTAAAATATTAAGCCATTTATATATGGCCCAATAATTATTAAACCTGTTATCTATTGTAAAATTAACAGTACATGCTGCATATGGGGGTCTCACATGACTTGAAGCTACATATGTTTGTCCTGCATAAGGAATATTTGTAGCTGGTATATCAATATCCGGAACTATTGCACCGTAAACAGAGAATTGTATTGAATCGGGGAGTATTGATACGTTGTTTCTTTCGATTTTTTTAGAGATAGATTTTAAACTGTCAGGAAAATTTAAAACAAGTAAAAATTTATCTTTACGAGATTTATTGAAAGGGCTTTGAGCATACGGGACTGTATTAGTCATATAATATATTTATCTATAATCTTTTCCACCCTTGTGTTTCTAAATCACTGATTTCATTAAAATCTTGAGAATTATCACCCTGAATAACAATTGGTAAAGATGGAAAGTTTTGCGAATTACCGTTTTTTTCGTTATTGTAAATAGAAGCGGGATTTACAAAATATCTGATACCGTAGTCTAATGCTTTGACTTTAAGTGGTTTTCTATTGCTATCATATTCTGCTATTTCAAAATATTTTTCAACTAAATCGTTTTCTAAAATCATTAACCCCCACATCAGGCTCATCACTCTATCATCCCAGTTATCAGCTCCAGGTTTTGCAGCCCAAGTACCGTTAGGGTAGCGTACGAAATTTTTTAATTCGTTTAACGTTTTAAAATCTCTTATGCGTAAAACTTTTAACTCGCTCATCCAATAGCGCATATTCATTACTCCTTTATATTTTGTGTTGGTATGTGCTTGTACTCCTATTTTATTAAAGTTTACAGGCCCAGCTTTTATTCCATATGAAACTATATTCTCGTAGTTCAAGGTATTTTTTAATTGATCTACAACTTGTGCGCCGCAATTATTTCTTTCTATCATTGCCAGGGGTGATCCCCAGTGTTTTAATATTTCATAAAGCTTGGTTGTAAAGTTATATGGACTTATAGTGCGATCATGATAACACGCAACTTGCTTTATTTCTCTCAAGTCAGTAATATCAAGTACCTGGATAACACTTGCAGCTTCTCCTACTCCCTCGCTTACGTCAACCCCTGCAACGTAAATTTTATCTTGTGAGGGCTCGTCCCACATTAAATATTTTCCTTCATCAAACACAAAACCCGGTTCACTACATTCCGCTTTCATAGCTTCGAAGAGGTGCTCATCGAGTGCGCTTTCTCCGGTCTGTAAAAATACATTTCCGAACTCTTGATCAAAAACTTCTCTACTACCCAAAGTACGAATAGTCTTTTCTTTCCAAGCTTCATCGCGACCAGGAAATTCCCACCAATCAACCTTTTCTGCTTTCCAATCATTCTTACCTTCAATAGCACCAGTGTAGAGATCGTGGAAGAGATTACCAGTACCGTTTGGCGTTGACGCTACAAATATCTTAGACTTTTTAGAAGATGAAATAATTGGATATACAGAGCTCCAGAACTGCTCTACAAGGTGATTGTCAATAAATGCTAGCTCGTCTAAGATAAGAACATTACAGCTATCGCCTCTACCTGCATCGCTACTAGTCGTCGAAATACCTATACTCGATCCGTTACCCAGGGACATTGATGTTTTACCATATTCTACGGTTCCTGGTTTAAGATAGTTTGGTAGTTTTTCGTAAGCTAAGCGAACTCTCTTAAAAATATTAATAGCGGTTTGTTCTTTATTAGCGACAATAAGAATACGTTGGTCCTCAAAAAAACAAGCAATCCATAGCGCATATATTGTCATGAGAGTTGTCTTTCCCACCTGTCTCGATGCTAATAGGCATACAAATCTGCTATCTCTTAGACTTCTCAATATACGCTTTTGATAACTGTGAAGCTTAATCTTCATCTTACCTTCATCAAGATTTGTAATAAAGAAAAAGTTTTCTGCAAAATAGAGTATATTTTTTCTTGACTTTGCAATATCGTCTACCCATTCGGGATGTGAAGCATAGTCAAAAGCTGTATCTGCTGTAGGTAGGTTTTGATTACCTAAATAAAATTTAGTTTCTGGTTTTTTAGGCATATATGACATAAATACTTAATATGAACCGTACAAGAGAGCTAGTTGAAATGGGTGACTTCTATGAGAAGTCAGTTATTGAAGAAAAGAAGTCTGTTTTCCCGCCAAAAGGGACATTTAAGCTCGCTACAGATAAAAAGCCCGTAGAAGTCGAAGCAGATAAGAATGCTTTTACAAATAAAAAGTCAGGACCTGAAAATGCTGACGGTTTTAAAAAGGATATTGTTGATCCTAAAACAACAAAAAAAGAAAATTTTTATGACCCTAAAAAATTCTCACAAAACCTTGAAAAAACAGAGGTACGAACAATAAATACTTTTATGAACAAATCTATTTTTGATAAACTATATGAGGATGTAATGTCCGACCAGCAAGAAGACGCTGGTATTAATGATGCCGAAGCCCTTGGTCTTCCTTCCGGTGATACCGAAGAAGGTGCTGGCGGCGAAGAAGTAACATTGACACTACCACGTGATGTTGCTCAAAAGCTTTGTGATATGCTTCACGGAGTTCTCGATGCAGGTGCAGAAGAGACTTCTGGTGAAGGTGAAGTTAACGATGAAGAAGGCACCGGTGAAGAAGGTGTTTCTGATGAAGCTAACGAAGAAAAAGATGAAGAAGAAAAAGATGAAGTTGCTAAAGAAGCTACTGAACTTAAGGAAGTTCCTGCTTCAGCCGGACAGAGCCTTCAGAAGAAGGATAATAAGGTCGGCGATGTAACAAAGAGTTTAGTCTCAAGCGGTGCTGGCGATGCTAAAGTTACCGATAAGGTCGGTAATGACGGTGAAAAAGGTCATGCCTTAGTTGGTGCTGGTGTTAAGGGCGGTGCTCCCACATCACCAAAGGGCAAGGCTAACGTTGTAGCTAGCAAGACATCAAAAGTTGGTTCTTACTTAGCTGGTTTAAAATAATTAGTTAAGTCAAAAATAGTAAAAATTAGGGCCTTAAATCAAATTAAGGCCCTTTTTTTTGCTTAAATATAATTGTGAATACTTTTAAAGACCACTGGCGTAAATTTAATAGTAAGGGTGATTTTGTAAAAAAACGTCATGAAGGTGTCGGTACAACACTACCATCGCAATCAAGATTTGTACCAAAAGCTCATAGAACTATTTTAAAAAACCAAAAAGTTGAGAGCTTACTACGTAAAAAGAGCGGAAAGATAGTTTTAAATAATGCAGAAGTAAGGCAGATAGAAGACGAGTTTAATTTAAAGTATGCAAGTACTACGCCTAAGAAATTAGGTAATACAGGTATTAGTATAAGTTTTGATCCTGCTATAGGTAAACCAGTTCTGGAGAAATAATATGTCAGTACAATATTATACAGGTAATATCGATCCCAAGGTTTATCCTTTTCCTTTTGAAGATAATACCTGTGTAAGATATACGGATAAATCTAAAAATGCAGATGAAAGAAATATAGTTTCCAATTACTGGAGAGAGCAAATTAACTTATATGGACAGAAGGTTGGCTATATTGTTAATAATACTACAACTTTAAGTGCAGATATGCTTTACGGTGAGCAAACAACTCAAAGATATTCACCGCCAGTAAACTTAATTATTGCAATCAATTTAAATGAAAATGCATTAATGTTAAGTAAATTTGGACTTGTTTCTGATGATGAAGTTACTGCTTTTGTTCATATAAGTGCATTTTATGAAACGTTTGGTTATGGTGCTGAACCTAAATCTGGCGATTTGTTTCAATTAACAGAATATGGTAGTGATAGACCAGGGGGTAGAAACGGTAATATCTATGAAATAACGCAGCGGTTAGATCAAGATATTGCACAAATTAACCCACTAGCGGGCCATTATGTATGGTTAATAAAGGCGAAAAGATTTGAATATTCTTTTGAACCGGGTGTTACGCCAGAGGCACAGAACGATCAAATATTTGATGATACACGAAATCCAACAGCTTCAGGAGCGACTAAACCATATTCAAATAGCGTAGATAACGATTCTAAAAAGATTTTTGATTATACACAGACTAATTACGGAGATGTTTACGGTGGCTACTATTAATCATCAGTAACAGTATCAATATCAGAAGAAGATACATAGTAATTCGGAATATTTTCATTACGGATTCTTGATATAAACATATCTGCGTCTCTGCAACTATTAAATTCGACGTCAAATCTTGATCGATCAGCGCCTATAAAAGTGTAGAGGACCTTATCTTGCTTTTTACTAATATACAACAGGCTATAGCTATTCCCTGGTTTAAATCGTTTATCTCTCACCCCAGATTTACTAGGATTAGGATTTACTGTAAAGTTGGTTCCAATGATGTAGTGCATTTTGGTTTTCTTAAAGTTAATTTTATACCTTCGTTAGATGATACTTCATCGATCATCGATTCATACCTCTCTGTAATATATTTCTGAAATGCTAAAGGCTTAACCCAATCAACATCTTTGCCGTGAAGGTCCATTTTAAATTGAGTAGCCTTTCTAGATATAATATCTAAAGCCTCAATTAAACATAACCACCTAGCATATTCACTTGCTTTTAGTTTATGTTTATTTTTTTCTGTTTCAACTATTACGTATTTTTTTGATAAGTCCGATTGCATATCCAAGTATTATGAAGGTAATATTATTAACGTCAAGTAAATTCTTTTGTTGGTTTAAGTTAAATAAAATATTGTATAATGCGTCAATATTTGTACCTATACTCTCAATTAACTGTTTTGCGTTAAAGGAAATATTATCTCTATAATCAACGTTAATATCGCTTTCTTTAATTGCACGATCTAAGTATTCATTCAATAAATAAATGAAATTTTTAATGACTTGTCTATCTGAACTAATATCTTTTCTGTAAAATGCTAAACCGTGTTCAAAATCTGATAATATTTTTGATGTTAAAGATTTTTTAATAGCAAAAATAATCTCCTCGATAGGGAGATCTTGAGGCTTCGTTAATATATTAAATTTATCTGCCTCTACGTCTTTAGTTAATTTATTAATGCTTTCAGGAATTTGCATTCTGTATTCCTTTACCGAGTATAGCATTCATATGCTGTATGCTTGAATCTTGCGGTTCTGTTACAACTGCTGTTTCTGTATTAATAAGCACACTGATGGCTTTACTACACCCCGAACACCTATAGTAAGTTGGGGTGTTTAATCTCACAGGTATAAAATCGTTAATTTGTTTATAACAAGGACATGTAACACCTAGACCCTGATATGATAATTCTTTTAATCTCTCATTATCAAGCTCCTTGTTTTTTAATGCAACATATGTATTTAAAGTTATAATAAATGTATAATAAGCAAGAAATTGTATAACAATACCTACAAAAAAACTAGCAAAAATATTTATACCAAAATGATTCAATAGAATAGCTGTAAGTGATGCGATAGATACAAGTATTGCAACTTGGGTAAAGATTCGTCTTAACATCTATATATTATACTATTAGATTATTTTTTTGCAACCGGTTTTGCAGTAGCACCAAATATACCTTTAAGCTCATTAATAATATTAGATAACTTAGACACCACCATAATAACCTGTTCTTTGGCTTCTTTATTATTTTGTATAACAGGATTATTGAGTGAATTTTTAAACAGCATTTTAGCATTACCAGCATTTATATAGAGCTCACCAAGCTGCTCTATTACACTAGGGAGAGGGTATGGCAGAGCTTTTTCTGCTTTAGCGTCGTCTGGAAATTGACTAACATTTTTATCAAATAGGTCTTTTAATGTAACTCTTTGCGCACCAAGCTCTCTTGAAGCCATGCCAGACGTCCACTTGTTGTAGTTCATTACTTCCTCGAATAAAAGCTTTCTTTTCACACGATTATTTATTCATCCTATAATAAATAATAGTATGAACACTTTTGAACGTAAATTTAGTTTAGTTTTAGAAGCAGATGCTGATGCACCTGTTGCAGCTCCAGAAAATGACAAAGAAGCAATGGCGCAATCATTAGATACTGCTAAGCCAAATGATTTTGATGTACAGGGTGGCCGGGAGCAGATTGTCGATCATCGCAAAAAAGAGCAAGTTCAAAAGCTTACGGAATGGATTACTCACATAGACCAGTTTATTAAGTATTTAAATAGTACAGATCCCTCATCAATGCAAGTACAGCTCCATACTGCAGCTTGTGATTCAATGTTTGAAGACATTGCAAGAAGTGAAAAAAAGAAGATTGCAAGGCTTGCTGCAGAATTAAGCTCTTTGAGCGAGTCGCTTAAGGGCTACTTAATTTCTGCTAACGATAAATAACTGACATCTGTAGCTTAGCTTTAATCCCGCTACTAGAATTGTCTATAAAAAAGCTTGGGTCGATTTTATCAAGCTTTTCAGCAATACAGAGATCATTGATATCTTTATATTTTTTTCCTTGCTCTTCAGGCCATATAAACACCGTTTCGCCGCTATCAATAAGTTTTTGTGTTTTTGTCTTACTAGCGCTGTCTTGCCACTGACTATCGAGTACCCATATTTTTTTATAAAATCTAAAAGGCGCTAATTGCTGCTCTTGTAATAAAGAGAAAGTGTTACTACTATTTTCTTGAATGCCTGATACAGCAGTTCCATTCTTAACAAAAAATGAATCTATAGGTCCTTCGAAAACAAAAATATAATCTAGATCTTGTGATATCTTGTTAATATTATATAGCGATTTTTCACCGTTTATTTTACTTAAATACTTAGGATACAGACGCATATCTTCTTTATAAATTAATCGAGATTGATAAAAGATTATATTGTTATGCTCATCGTAAAACGGTATTATAATACGGTTCTTATGTACTCTATCTTTTAGCGATACCCAGAGTGTATCGGGTCTATTAATTGCGGTGTCTATTCTTCTCTGTTTCACTAAATCTATCGCATCATTAATAATGTTATTATTTTCAAAAAATTTAATCTGATTTTCGTCAAATATGTTTATACTATCAAGTGGAAGCCTTTCAACGGGTTTAGCTTTTACCGGGGCATCGTTACTCTTAATAACCTCTAGAGGTAATATATCAAACTCTTTTGCTTCATTTAATATCTCATTAAATGTTAGCCCTGCTACTTCAGTTATCCATTTTATAGCATCGCTATACCACCCGCAATTATGACAGCAAATAGCGTTGTCTTCAACAATATATATACATCGTCTTTTCTTACCCCATGATGACCCTTCTCTACAAATAGGGCAGCCTGCAATATACGTATTACTAGATTTTTTAAATTGTGGGTAGCCTGCGTATTGGTAGAATTTTTGCAGTATATATTCGAACGGTATTAGCACAGTATGAGTATAAAGAATATAATACCAAAAAACAAGCTTTAATTACTGCTTATTTTCGGGTTTTGGCAAATCCCTAATAGATACAACACCCTTACGTATAAATGTACCGCTAGCGGGATCAATATATTCGGCTTCAACAACTTCTTTACCTTCACGAATATAGGTCTTAAGACGTGGTCTGATCGTTTGACCGCTTATAGGTGAGACAATAGGTTTCGGCGTAATTAAGTCCATATTATTATTTAAGCTAATGTATTAGTAATTAAACTCTTATTTTTGGTATATTGTGCCTTACAAACACTATACACATCAGTTGGTATCTTCTGCACGATATCTATTATTTTTTCGGTTAACCCAAACTTAAACTTATCAGCCGGTACCTCGCGGATAACCATTTCAGGTAATGCAAGAAAGGAATACGTACTATCGTTTTTTTCCATAAAGACCAGCAACTCTCCGAGATATTTGCCGCCTGTTACAGCATATACAATCTTAGGACGTGGATGGTCATTTTTAAGAAACGAAAACATTATAACTCCTTTATACATTTATCTAATGATACATGTGAATCAGGTAGACATAGACCGAGAGATTTGAGCTTATTAGATGATAGTATACAGTTAGATCTACCGGCAATAATGTTGAGATCCTTAACTTCAACAAATTTCCAATTTACGTTTATTTTTCCGTATTTTTTCATAATACTAGTAATCTCTTGTGCATCTAACGGATTAGGGTTTACTACATTATATATACCGGGGGCAAAAGCGTCTACAAACTTATATATAAATTCACATAAATCTTCAACAGAAGTTAGGCTATTTTTATAGCTAATAAGATTATCATATTTTAATAATTTATAGAGATAATTTTTATTCTCTCTTAATGGAGTAAACGGCATTCTAATACGTAAAATAGCTGAATTATTTTTATTGTATACCGTCTCGAATGCATGTTTGCTTTTTGAATAAAAGCTTGAATTTGAGTTAAACAGACCGAAATTAGGTATATCAGTCTCTTCGTATTCCTTTTCATATCCTGAATATATACACCCGCTTGAAACATGCATGCATTTTATATTAAATTGCGCGCAAATTCTATCAATTGTGCTAGCGATTGTGACGTTATACTTCCAGCACATATCCTTATTAAGTTCGCAACCGTCTACATTAGGCACTCCGGTATACCCGCAACAATTTATTACATGACTAAAATTATTTTTTTTAAGATACTCAAATAAGTCTTGCTCATTTGTATAGTTAATAACTTTCTGCGAAATAGATAATACGGATAATTTCTTTTCTGCTAAATAGGTATATAGCTTCGTACCAATAAAGCCGCGGCCGATAACTAATATACTAGACACAAATATATTTTATATTAAAAAAAATTACTCTCCAGGATTATTATCCTTTTGAGAATTAAAAAGAAATTTATTAATAAGAGCCCCCAAGGAGTCAGCTTCTTGCTGATTGTGCGCAGATATTAAATTAACTGGCTCGCCGTCAAAATTATAACCAATTAAAATAAAGCTATTTAAAAA